TTTCAGCGGACACCCCGCCGGTGCTGCAACTCGCTGGTGTGGCCCTGGACCCCAACCATCACATCCTCAAACCCTGGCTGACCCGTTCGCCGTTGGATCGAAACAGCATGGGCAGACCTCGCGTCGGGAAAGGCGTGCTCAACGGGATCGAGTGGATCTCCGTCAGGAACTCAAATCCCTCCGAAGCGGGCCAGGAGCGGCGACTGATTTACAACGGTAGTTCGGTGCTGCTGATGCGTGCTCCACATGAACCGGAGGCCCTGCAGCAGATCACGATCAATGATGGGGATTTCACTCTCCACGCACCCTTTCCAGGCATCTACATCCCCGAAGAGGGCCGGCGCTTCCCGCCGGGGTCGCTGCAGCTGATCGTTGATCAGCACGACCGGCAGATCATCGACGCCACCACCACCCTGCCGATTCCTGAGCGGGTGGCCACCACACCCTGCAGCGGCTGGTGCCGCAAGCAGCACATCTATTTCGATATGGGCATGAATGAGCTGGCGGTGATTTTTTTCAACAGCAACGGATGGCCCATCGCTTGCCGTGAAAATATCCACAACAGAGACCAACGAACTGGCGTCTGCTGGTGGCGCTTTGATTACAGCCGGCCCGATCCTGCGGCGGTGGGGGAGTCGTGACGGAACACACCACCTGGGCCGATGTTGCGATGAACGCGATTTTTCTAGTCCCTACCTGCCTACTTATTTGGAGTCTTCGCCGATGACCACCCACACCCCCCTAAGCCCCGACATCCCAGCGGGCTCAACGGTTCGCCAGAACTCCGATGGATCCTGGCAGTATCCGCGCTTGCCGATGCCCGCGCCTGTTGAGCAAGAAATCACCGGCAACGGCAGTGGCGCATCGCTGCCGCCATTCAGCAATCAGCCACGGGTATGGGAGCCACGGGAAGCAGGCCCACACTGAAGCCAGGTTCATCCACGCTTCGCAATGCCGCCAACCAGCTCCAAGCCCGCCGCGGCCGCTCCTGAAGGCAAAGCGATCGAGACACCGCAGAAGCCGGTGATCTTCACCTTCCAGGCCGTGCAGGACACCTGGCTGAAGAAAAGCACGGCTGCTGCGGCCGATCTGCCTGAGGAGCAGAAGGTCATGGTGCCTGCGGGGCACAAGATGCCGGTGATTGCCAGCACAGAGCTGCCAGGGCAGGCCCATGAGCTGGTGGAGCTGGGCCATGGCGCCGGCCAGTGGCACGCCTACGCCCCCCACTTCAGGCGGTTGCAGGCCAAGGCGCCGGCGGCGGCCCCTCCAGCACCGCTGCTCCTGCAGCCGGGAATGATCGACTGGAGCGACTTCGACGCTCTGGTGACGCCAAACCTGACGGTGGGGGAGGTGCTGCAGTTTGATCGGCGGCGGCGACCGTCGGCCCAGAGCTCGGTGATCCCCCGGATCCTGGGCACGGCGGCAGAGTTCCAATCGATCCGGCAGGCCTGGGGCCGCCCGTTGGGGATGACCAGCTTCTACCGGCCGGAGCCGATCAACAGGGAGGTGGGCGGTGTGCACAATAGCTTCCACGTGACCGGGATGGCGATCGACATCTACCCGATCGGCCTGCCTCTGCAGGCCCTCTACGACTGGCTGATCGTGCGCTGGACCGGTGGCTTTGGTGACGGCCGCGATCGTGGCTTCATCCACTTGGATCGCCGCAATGGCGGCCGCTTCGTGCCCGGTGCCGGTGCCCGGCCCGCAGATGTCTGGCGGTACTGATCAGGCCTTAGCTGGGCTCAGCACCCGGGCTCTGGAGGCCTGCAGCGCGCCGATCACAGCGGCCAGGCTGCCGTGGGCCTTGTTCCCGCCCTTGTCGCCGTCATACCAGCCCTGGCCCTGGCTGTTGGGCAGGCTGGCCCACTCAAAGGCCAGGTCGTCAATCGCGGCGGCCTGGTTGGTGCCCTGGAGGAGGAACCGGGCCAACATGGGTCGCTTGCCCCGCAGCAGGATGGCGGTGGTCAGCCGATCCTGGTTCACGGCACTGAACAGATCCGCATCAGAAAGACCGGCCAGCGCTTGCTGCTCGAGCAGGGTGGAAGGGATCAGCTGGGGGGCACCGACGGCAAAGAGCTTGCCGGTTTGCTGCAGGGTTTTGATCTGGCCGATGGTGAGGTTCTGGAGGCCGCCAGGCCAGGGCTTGCCGAGACTGTCGCCGGCGCTGCCACGGTTGTAGGCCTCGTAGGGGCTGGCAAAGCCGCCAGCTTCGTGGCGGTAGATCAGATCCAGGAGAGGCCGGCAGGCCGTGATCTCCCTCTCCCATGGGCCCTGGGTTGCTGGCCTGGTGGCGGTTTTGAGCCAGGTGCTTTTGCGGATGTCGCCCCCATCGCCGAGCCGTTGAAGCTGCTCTGGCGTGAGCATCGCTTCAACAGCTCGCCAGAAGGCTTCATGGCCAGGATGGCCCGCCACCGTGTGGATGGCGTAACGCATGAGGGAGAGAGTCATTCGTCTGCTGTGGTGGTGGGTTGCTGGTGCTCAGCGGCAATGGATGGATCAAACAGCAGCTGCAGAACACGCAGCTCCATGTCGCTGGGATCCCGGTGGACAACACGCTGAACCGAGGTGAAAAACACCATGTCGGTGGCTCGGGTGCCGCGCTGCATCGAGGGGATGATCTGCTCGTCGATCAGCGCAAACACCTGCGGCAGTCGCCGGCACAGATCACGGCCCAGGGCGTGCAGCAGCAGGCTGAGCAGCCGGCGCAGAAGCCAGGGGATCAATGGCTTAAGCAGCATTCCGATCAATGGTTTAGAGGATGGGGTTGGTGGCGGTGATGGCCTGGGTGGGATTTGAGTCCTCCCCCTTACGGCGCAATGCCGGGTTGTAGGTGTTGTAGCCCTCCACGAAACCGGATCTTTCCGCCATCCTTTTGAAAAACGGCACGCCGGCCACGCTGCCGCCGATCACCCAGCACGTGGGCCAGCCACCAGGAAGCGTTGGGGACAGCTCACAGCGCACGGTAAAGGCCAGACCCGCCAGGGCCAGCCAGACGGCGGTGGGGATGATGAAAACCTTGCTCATTGCCCTTTTACCTCACTCAACTGTAGCTGAATAGCCTGAAGCCGAAGGTCTGACTGTGAAACCATATTCCTTACCTCTTTAATTTCGTTTTCATTGCGCTCAAAGCGCATGAATACAACATCGCGATGCTCTCGCATGTCTTTGCGAATACCATCAACTCCAACGACAAGGTGTTCCATGCCTGCGGCCAGCGTTGCGATGGCTGTAGAACTTGTTTTGTCAAGCTCTGCCACCTTGTCGCGCAATTTGGTGTCTTCCGTCGCAAGGCTTTTGTCGATGTCGTCCGCTTTTTTGGCGCGATCGGCAACCATGCTTCCTATCCATTGCAGGATGGCGCCCCCAACGAGGAGTGCTAGTTGCTCTAGGGAGAACACGGATCCTCTGGTTCTGGGTATCCAAAGGCTAGGCCGGCCGTCACAGATCAAAGACCGCATCCAGCCCAGCGGTCACAAGAATCGCCTGAATACTGGCTAGCTCAGTTGGGGTGAATCCGCCTACAGAGAGCACTGACGCTAACGCCGCCTGCAAAGCGGGCACGATCGGAGTCCCAAACCGGGCCTGTGCCAAAGCGTCTGAGAGTTCGGTCATCGCAACCCCCATCGCAGGCGGCGCTTCAGGGGCCTTGGCTCGGCTTAGGAAGCCCGCGTAGGCCGAAGAAGTGAGCAGCAGCGTGTACAGGATTTGATAGGGAACGCGGACTGCCGGATCAACCGGCTTGTCGATGATCTCCCATTGTTGCGTGAGCCGACCGTCAACGCGGACCGGCAAGGCGGGAATTGCCTCTTGATTGGGGCCGACTGCGGGAGGGGTGGTGGGGTAGATCATTAGACGAAAAAGCGGTTAGAGTAAAGGGTGCCGCCAACGGTTACATTGTTATTGACGTTGACGCCCCTAAAGAACGCTTGTGCTCTGATGTTGTGAGCATTGGAGCTTGTTAGCGTGTAGGACTCTTGCGCACCGCCAGGGGTGGGGCCAAGGGTAACATCAGAGGTTACCTTTGCGCCAGTAATCGCAGATCGCCATACTGCGTTATCCAAGCTCACAGGGCGAAGCACTAAGGCATCGTTGGGAATTGGGCTGAGCCCCCATGGACCCTTCGTTTCTCCTGGTGCGTTGCCGAAGACTCCAGCTACGCCAGCGAACTGGTTTGCTCTGGTGTATTCTTCAACAATTCGGCTAAAACCGGCAAGATCTAACGATGAGCCGGGGTTAAAGTCGCCAATAATCGCCTCCATTGTAGCTCCCCTATTTGCCGTAGCTGACGCCCTGTTTGCCATCAAGCCATACTCTCCGTTGTCGTCCAAAACGTGGATGCAATTAGTATCATAATTAGCCTGCCACTCTCCAGATGCGCTGCGGTTTGTCCTGTATCGCGCAGCAAAAGTGATCGTGGCTGTAAGCGCTGATCCGAAATACGAGTCATACCCTCCGATAAGGTTCTGACTATGCTGCGTTCCGTACACCAGCGAACTGAGAATCGTTACCCCTTTCGCAGTTGAAAGCGGAAGGTCGCCTGAGGCTAGGCGAGCATTTCCGATTAAATAAATACCAGAAAGATTTATGCCACCAGAGCCGCTCATCTTAATCAAGGCGTACGGATCCCCGAATCCTTTCGTTGCTCTACCTGGGCTCTGGGAACCAATAAATGTGTCAGCAATGCTGACTTGTCCATTTCTTGCGTCAACAAACTCTTTGCTTACTATTGTATCGAACTCATGCCCAGTGGGAACTAAACCATTGATACAAGCGTCCACAAAAGCTGCAAAGGTGATGCCGCTGCTCCGGTAGCCAGCTAACGGCCCGTATATGGAGCCAGGATAGTTAGCCGTGTCGGCCAGCGTCCTAGCTGTAGATAGCCAGCCAACCCCTCGGACTGATCCAGGCTGGTTAAATGTTAGCCTGGTAGGGAAGGAAGAGCCGGACCAGCCATTCGTCGTATATTGCCCAATCGCAATAACAGAAGCAAAGCACGGGCACCTAAACGGAGCATTTGCATCATGCAAGGCTTTAACGTCAGTGGTTGGCTTAGTTGCTGCCGTCGTCCAGTTTGCAACTGTATTGGCTTCTGGAAACTCATTCAAGGCGCCAACTATGTTAGCGATGTGATTAAAGCTAACATTGGTCCAATAGGGACCATTGGCTAGTCGGTATTCAACCGTTTCTTCAGTGCTAAAGATTGCGTTTGCGTATTCGGCGGCGCGTGAGAATAAGACAGCGTTAGCCCTTGATGTTGGAGGATTATCAAACAGATCCGCGCCCGCTCGATTGGGCTCCCTGGTGAGGGTCGCGTTGACTCCGTTGAAGTTGTACGTTGAGGCATTGACGGCGTTATCTGGGACCACGTAGAGAACTGCAACCCCAGTCCTGCGAGTGACGACGCCGGCCTGCCTAGCCCAGTAATTCAACCCCGGCAGGGTGACAAGCTCCGGCCTGGTGTCAAGGCTGGCATTAAGTTCAGTATCATTGGCGCCAGCGATCGTATTGCTACTGCGCAGCGCGGCGGCATCAGCCAGCACGCCGGTGCCGTAGCGGTTGGTCTGCATCGCTAACGACTCGCCACCGTCCAGGGCCACCACCCCGCTGACGTCCAGGGTGCCGGTGATGGTGAGGTTCTCGACCGCGAGGTCATTGAATTGGGTTGGCAGCGATTGATCGCCTTCGGCGCCGATTCCCTCGACCGACACCACCTCTCCGGTGTCGGTGCTGACCAGCCCCTGGTTGGTGACCTCATAACCATCCTTGTTGATCCCCTTCACCTCCACCCGGCCGCCCTGCTCCGGGGCGAAGTTGGCATTGAACTCGTTGAGGGCACTCATCTGGCGGCGAGCGCGAGGCAAGGCTCGGGAGTAGTTCCAGAAGCCCACGCCGTTGAGGTTTTGACCCAGCAGCTGAATGAACGACGGCTGCCTGAACTCCAGTGCCCAGTTGGCGCGTTCGCTGGCAGCACCACCGCTGGGTGCCGTGGGGAAATGGGTGGCGTTTGCTGGATCCAGCTCACGGCTGGCCTCGGTGCGCGGCACCAGGGCGGCATGAGCAGCGGTGCTGGTGAAGCCCAGCGCCAGCAGCAGCGCCAGGGCGCCCCGGTAGTCGGTGGCGCTGCGCAGTTGATCGCGCACGCTGCCGCTGGCGGTGTAGACGGTGCTCCAGTTGATCCCGCAGGTAGCGGTCTGATCGCTGGAAGCGTCGGTGTCGGTATCAAAAATCAGAACCGGTCCTTCCAGCGTGGTGGGGTCCTCGGCGTTGTAGGAGCTCTCCTGCTGGACGTAGCTCTGCTGCCACAGGTCAGCATTCGGGACGCTGCCGCTGGATGTGAAGGTGCTCTTTGCTGTGAAGTGCTTGGATCCGTACTTCACCGTCTGGCCTTGGCGGTAAAAGACCCCGGCGGTGTACACCTCATCAGGGCAGCAACGGCGGAGCGTGACCTCTGCCGAGAGCACCACACCGCTGCCTTCCGCCGGGATGGCGTTGGTTTGGGTGACGGCCAGCACCTCGGCGCCGCCAGGGGCTAGGGCACGGCTGATGCCACCGCCTGTAACGCCAGGACGGGTCTGGATGATCGAATTGCGCAGCGGCACCCTTGCGCTGGTGGTGTTGGCCAGCTTGAGCGTCACCCGCCGCTGCGCCGTCGAGCGGGTATCAATGAGCCGACGAACGTAGACCCGGCGGCCGACGGCGAGCGAGACACCGCCATCAGTTCCGATCGCTTCACCAGTGCCGGCCTGGGCGGCGGCGGCCGTGATGGCAATGGCGGTGGGTGTGGCGCCGCTCCAGGCGTTCGCTTGGAGGGTGGCCCTCCAATCAACGCCGTTGGGGTTTTCGATCCAGATCAGGGTGCCCGCGGCCAGGCTGTAACCACCAGCCGCCAGCACTGCCGGCACCCCCGGATCGGCCCCCACGGCCAGGGGCTCCTGCAGGGTGATGGTGCTGCCGGAGATGGCCGAGACAAGGCCCAGCGGGATGCGGCGGATGTTGCCGGTCTGATCGGCCACACTGCGGGCCACCCTGAGGCGCCGCAGGTTCCAATTGCTATCCAGGGCCACGCTGGCGCTCTGGTAACCCTTGGCCACCGCAACGCAACCGCCAAAGTTGCTGGTGGAGTTGCTGAACTCCATCTGGGCGCCGCTGTCGGCGAAGTGGTGGCGGCCTGCACCGATGGCAAAGATCGACACCAGCTGGCCAAAGGCATCGTTAATCAGGCTGATGTGGCGGCTCATCCGACGTGGCTTCATGCGCACGTCGTCGGATTCGCTGTCGATCAGCTCCTGGTAGTTGACCGGGGCGCGCCAGGCGCCGGAGCGGTAGATCTCCCAGCAGCTCAGGTCACGCTGCTGGCTGATGCCGGTGAATTGCGCCGCCACCAGGCTCTTGAGGCCAGCCAGGCGAGCACCATCCCAGAACACGCCCGACATGCCCCATTCGGTGCGCAGGGAGCAGTTGTAGATGTACGGGCTCGCTCCCTTGACCGTGTCCCAAGCCTCGGATGGGTTGCCGCTGATCGCTCCCACCGTCTGCCATTCGGACAGCCGGGTGACCGCCAGGGCATTGGAGAGGTTGCCGCTGTTGTTGGCCCCGCCCATGGCGGTGCGCACCTTGGTGTACAGCTGATCCAGATCCGCCTGGCTCGCGTTGTGAAAGCAGTCCAGCAGGTGGTGACTGCTGCTGGCACGGAACTGATCCCGGAATGTGAACCCGTAGACGTAGCTGGTTGATGTGATCTTGAGAATTGCCACCCGGTTGCTGTAGTCGGCGGCCTCATCCGCCGCGGCCGGCACGTAGGAGGGGCGGACGGTGGTTTGCCGCAGGCTGAGGGGAGCGCTCGCCGTGGCGTAGCGGGGCAACACGATGCCGCCGCTGTTGGGGTTAAAGGCGATCAGGTGGTTGGGGGTTGGATCGAAGCCGGCCGCCGGCCATTCCGTCACCGGGATGGCGTAGCTGGAATTACCAGGGTCGTTATAGAGAATGTGCGTGCCCGGGCTCAGCTCCACCGATGGGCAGTCGACGTTCGCCTCTTCTGAGTTGATTGTGAAGAAGCTCTTGCTGGTCATCGCAACGATCTCGATCGCTGCGCGGTTGATGGTGCGGAAGGGCCTCTTTATGCTGTAGCCGCAGGTGAGCCGCTGATTTTCCAACCGCTTCAGCTTCGCGGCGATCTTGGCCTCATCGGTGGCCCCGCCGGGCTCCTCGAACCAGTTGTAGGAACCACCAACGAAGCGATCGCTACCGGTGTACGGGTTGACGTAGATGGTGAACGGGCTGTTGAGCGGATCGGCCGGCTCGGTGTTGCCCGGGGCGATATTGGCGTTGCCTGCCATCTGCAGCAGGGCATCCACCACCGCAGCCAGCTGGTCCTTGGCGCGGAGCTGCCCGCCGGGTCCGAAAGCGTTACGGATGCCGGTAAGGGCATTCGCAAGACTGATCCGGGCCATGTGCTGCTGCTGCTGCCGTCAGGTTAGGGCTGGCTCATTGCTGACAATGGATGAGTTCGATCAGCGATGACGAAGCGGACGTCGCCGATTGAAGCGAACTGGCCACGGATCTTCTTGGTTTCGCCGGCCTGGGTGGAGAGGCGCACGTTGGTCAGGAGGATGTCCAGCTCATAGAAGAGGCACTCCTCCCGGATGAAACCGTGGCCGTTGGAATGGCCCCGGGGCCCGTCGGCCACCAACAGGCGGATGGTGCCGGTGGCCCCCTTCTTGGTGAGCGTGTCGAGGCGGAGCATGGCCGAGCTGGGGCTGACGCCAGGGTCGTAGGTGTTGCTGAGCTCTCCGGAGAAGCTCCCGGCGCCCCGCACCTGGCCGGCGAGGACCGCCCCGAAGGCCTCGCCGATCGCCCCTTGGTCGAGGGCCGTGGTGTCGGTCTCCACCTCCCAGCCGGAAAGATCCGCCTGCCGCTTCCAGCCCCGCTCATCCGCCGCGGCCCCCGCGTCCCGGATCACCGGCGGCAGGGCCGGCACGATGTCTTCCAACGCCGCCTCACCCCCCTCAGGGCGGGGGATGGTGAGGGCCAGGGCCAGCAGGGCCTCGGCATAGCCGGCGCGATCGCTCGCCACGCTGAGGATGAGCCGATCGAATCCCACCAGGCGAAGGGGCAGGCGGCTGAGCTCGCCGCCGTTCACCGCACCCACCTCAAGGCTGTAGAAGGTGGCGCGCTCCAGGGCATCCTGGTGGATGTAGACCGTGGCCTGCTGGCTCAGGCCGACGGTGCCGGAGTGCTCCCAGAACGTTGCGTTGTCGTCAGGGCCCCAGAAGGGCGGATCGGCGCCGATGCGGTGCAGGGTGGCCGGGCCGCTGGAGGCGGCATCCCCCCAGAAGCTGTGGCCGTCGGGACAGTTGGCGTAACCGGTGCCAAGCACATCGAACGGCACGCCCAAGGGGGCGGTGAGGAGCACCTGATCGCCGTTGAGAAAGTAGGGCTCCTCCAGCCGCAGCCGCACCACGCTGCCGGGGGCATCGAGTAGGTCATCGGTGAGCACCACCGGCCGCGGCCAGCTGCGGCTGAGGGTGAGGGTGCCGATCTCGCCGTCGATCGCCATGGCTCAGAACCGGCCGCTCATATCGCCGTTGACGGTGAGGGAGAGGGAGCAGGAGATCAGCTCCCGCACCCGCACCGGGGTGCCCAGGGAGGCGGAGAGTACGTCCATGGTGAAGTCGCCGCGGGTCGACCCCCGACGGGTGACAACGCGGAGGGTGTCGACATCGTCGCTGTCGTCCCAGATGCTGTTCGCCATCGACACCGCTGGGGCGTTGTCCGGGTCGTAGAGCAGGGTGCAGCTGATCTGCGATTCGCGCATCCCCTTGGTGCTGGTGCTGGCGACCTGGCCCACTCCGGTGGTGGGCAGGATGTCGCGGGAGACGGAGACACTGACGTCCGTGATCTTGCCCACCAGCGAGCCGTTCCAATACACGTCGCTCTGGGTTGTATTCCGGACGCCCATCCCTGATTCAGCTCATGGCCACATCAGGAGACTAGGCAGGGGCAGCGGCCCAGGCTCTAGGGGCTGTTCTGCAGCCGGGCCTGCAGCTGCACCGGCAGGGTGCAGCGGTGGCGGTAGGTGTGAGAAGTCCGCGGGGTGGGGGCGCCTTGTCCGAGGGGCCAGAACCAGCGCAGGCCGGCGCCGGTGGTGACCGACTCGATGAAGGCCTTGTGACCTAACGACACCCCGGCGAAAAGGATGTCGGGCAGCGTCAGGGGCAGCACGCCGGAGTAGCTCTGGCGGAAGGTGGTCAGAATCTCGGTGGCTCGATCGGTGTTGATGTTGCGGAACTCCAGCTCGAGCGCTCCACCAACGGCGACGGTGCCCCACAGCCGATGGTCTTCGATGCCGGCTTCCGACACCGCGCTGGTGACCGGATGGCGGGGCATGACGAACGCGAAGTTGGTCGGCTCGATGGCCGGGAAGAGGATCGGCATCAGTCCCCGAACTGTCGACGCCGCCAAGGTTTGGGCAGCTCAGAAAACTGAGCGGTCTCAATGCTCTTGAGCCTGGCCACGACAGTGCCTTTCCAGCGGATCTCCCCTATCACAGGCTCAGGGACAGGGAGAGCGTTGATCCGTTGCATGCCGTTGAAAGTGAGAATCGAGCGCACCTGAAAACTCCGGGGTTTGCAATCAACAGATTCCACCAGACCTTCTTCGTAAGCGACAAGGATGTGTGATCCAAGTCCGATAGGCCGGAGGCCTTCAACGACTGGGGTTGTAAACCAGATTCCCTCACCTTTGTCGCGGTCGTTTTGGAAGCTGCCGTCCTGAATGTTTCCAGCTGTGAAAAGGTGGGACGGGGGAGGAAGTGACATCAAATTGCAAGGGTTGGGGAGCATCGCCATCAGCCGCGGATCACCCAGGCGGTGGGCTCATCCCAGTCTAGGGAAAGCAGCAAGCGGCCATCCTCATCGGTGGGCATCAGCACCGCCTCGATCCGTTGGCGGCCGTCATCGGTGGGGTTGACGCGCATCACCCGATAGGTGCGCACCTGGGGGGGGGCGGTGCGGGTCCACTGGGAGCCCAGCAGGTTGCCCCTGGTGCCGCCTTCTGTCACCACCAGCGACTGGATCGTGGGGCCCGGCGGGGTGGTGCCATCCCAGGCCAGCACCTCATAGCTGCCGTCGCTCAGCGGCTCAGAGGCCACCAGGGTGCCATCGGGCATCACGGCGCCGTTGCTGTAGAGGTCTTCGAGCGTTTCGTCGTAGGCCACGGCGATGTGATCCTCCGGCGCGACGGGCCGCAGCATGCCGGCATAGGTGGTCTCGAAGCTGATCGGATCGCCCACCAGCCGTCTCCAGCGGATCAAATACTTGGCCGCATCAATCAAATGCCAGCGGTTGGTGCAGCTGGCCTTCATGTCCAGCTGTTCCACCGGATCGCTGTCGCTGCCCGAGGCCTCACGAATCGTGATCTCCCGCACGGTCGAGAACACACCGGGAGAGAGCAGGTCGTTGTTGCTGCGTTCTTCTCGGTACAGCCCGCTGACCTGGATCGGTCGGCGCTGGTCGTCGTCGCTGGTGGTGCTCTGGAAGGTTCCCGCCTTGATGTTTGCAGCGGTGAACAGGTCCACGATCGGCACCGGATTGAAGCTCAGCGCCGGCTTGAAATAGAACTGTCCATTGAGCTCATAGAAGGCCAGCAGATGCAGCCCCGCCTGATCGGCCGCCCACTGCCGCAGGTTTTCCGGCTGAGGCAGGGTGCCATCGAAGAAGTAGCGACGGTCGAAACACCACTGCGCCGACGCCAGGAAGCTGGCGGCATTGATCTGCTCGGCGCTCACGTCCTGCCCGGCGCCAAAGACAGGGCTCAGCGCCAGCCGGCTGAAGATGTCTGGCAGCAGATGGGTCGGCCCTTCGTTGGCCTCGATGTAGCGGGAACAAATGTGGCCGCCAATCACCTGCGCTGACAGCTGGTTGACGCTCTGAAGCTCCAGGGCTGAGCGGATGTTCATGCCCACCCCGGCAATGCCGTCGTAGGTGGGTGTGGTGGCGTTGGTCTGGATGATGTTGATGTAGGCGATTTCGTGCTCAGGCCGTTGGCTGGCCGTGCTCTGGATCTCCTCGTAAACAAACGCCTCCGCCACCTTCCCCCAAGGGTCGGTCATTGCCGTGCCATCGGTCCAGCCAAGGCCCAGATCCTGTTCAGGCTCAATCGACTTCAGAGCGAAGCGATCGGCCGTTCTAGTGAAGGGTGCCTCGCCGGCATAGCGAACGGTGCAGGTGCCATCCACCACGGTCTGCAGGGTGGCCGTGCGGCTATCGAGCACCACCAGCTGACCAGCAGCGGTGCCCGAGCGGATCTCCCAGCCAGAAAGCGGTTCGAGCCGTACCTGTGCGCAACGGCTGCCAGCAGGGAGCTCCAGCTGCAGGCTGTTGTACTGCGCCTGCTGGGTCAGCCCGCGCACGCCGTAGATGGAGGGCAGCTCCACAAATGTGGCGGCACCCTCGGGCCGGTAGCTGATACGGATGAAGCTGTAGCGCTCTTCTACGAAACTTCTGGCGCCACCCTGATAGACAGCGATCCCGATCTTGCTCCCTGACCCCAGCGTCTGCCCTTCTCGTTCACCGCCGGCCAGGCGGTTGATCTCGGTCAGCGTTGGCGCCTGCCTGAGGTTGGCAAAGCCGCTGCCTCGAATGCCCACCGTGCTGCGCAGACCGATCTCGATCACCCTGGCCGGCTTGTTCAGCGTGAAATCAGCCACGGCGCAGCGATGGAGATGCCCCCTGCTGGTGCCGCTGGAATAGCGGGGCCCAGGGTCAACCACGGATGAAGTCCAGCTCCAGCCATTGGACACATCCACTCGGGCGGGATAGGCCGTTGTTCCTGTGGAGGATGGGTTGATGTCTTGTCCTGATGATTTAGTGACAACACCAGCTCTTATGACGCGAAAGCGTGCTGTGATCGGTTGCCCATTGCCGACCGGTTGGTTGTCAGCATCAGACGAGAATGTTTCGTCCGCGGGAATGCGTTGCTGCAATACTGCCAAGCAACTACCACATTTATAGATTTCACCCAGCACTAAGCCATCATCGATCGATCGTTGACGACCACTGATTGTTGCGGCTACATCGGTGCCAGTTTCGACGTGAAAGGCATCGCCACTGCCAATGTCGGTGTTGTTGCTATCAAACCGTAGTTTGGTGTTGGCATCCGTGGTGTTAGAGAGCAGATAATCAAACGTATCGCCTGCGCTGAGACTGATGTTCCCATCTGTATTGCCATTTGATGTCGCCACGATGCCACAACGACCCGCCCACATCAGGCGGCCCTTCCACACGGCGCCCAGTGCCACCGGATCGTCGGCCGGATCGATCTTCTGAGCGCCACTGCTGCCCTCAGGCTTTGTCGCGAATTGCCTGGTGGGGCGCAACTGTGGGTTGGTCCGCAACCCCAGGCCATTGCCCATGGTGGCGTAGAGGCCACAGGTCGTGGAGTTGCTGGGCCGGGAGGCTGCACAGGCGTCAGGACGGATGACGCCGCCGGTGCTGCGCACCTGAAAGACATCAGCGGCACCAGCGTTTTCCAGATTGCCGATGTCGTTGGCCGCCAGGCGACCGGCGATGCGGTCGCTGGATCGAATCCGTCCCCCGTTCAGGCGGCTGTAGAGGGTGACGCGAGCCGCGGCCTCATTGGCTTCAGCGCTGCCCAGGTCGTAGGAGAGCAAGAGGTTGTTGCCCAGCGCAAAACCGGCCGGATCAATCTCCGCCATCGGCCCTTCGCCGAGCACGTAGACCCCGCTGAACAGCTGCGAACCACCCAGGCTGGTCATCCGGGACCAGACCAGGCCAAGATCGACGCGGCAGCCGCCGTACCAACCCGCGGGCCTTCCGTTCTGGGCCGGCAGGTACTCCCGCCTGGCAAAGGTGATCGGAATCAGGCTGCCAAGCCTTGCTACCTCCTGCAGCGAATCGAAGCCAGGCCGGGGGGAATAGCGAGCGCCATCAACGATGGTCTCGCCCTGTTGCTGACTGCTGATGACCCGGCCGGGCTGCCCCTTGGGCGCCAGCAGGGCGGAAACGATGGTGTAACCGGCCGACAGGATGCTGACGGCCAGCGAGACCGCAGCCAGGGTGCCGGATTCGCAGGTGGCGATCGGTGGATTCCGCGTTAGCTCGAATGCCGCGGCCTGCTGACGTTCCAGCTGGTAGTGCAGCAGCTGGTCTTCGCTCCAGCCGAGCAGCTGCGCCAGGTAGGCATCACCTGGCAGGGGGCGGGGGTGTCGCGTCACAGGATCAAGATGGGCGCGGGAACGGTGACGGCTGACGGCAGGAAGCGAAACCAGCGGCGCACGCGGCAGGCGGCCAGCGGCCGCCAGTGCACGCCCTGCCCCTGACAAGTGGTGAGCACCCCTCCAGCCACGCACACCCCCAGGGCGATCGGGGCGCCGCCAGCCAGCAACGCCACATCCAGCGGCATAGCTCCGGGCACTGTGCTGCTGCCGGCGGCAAGCTCCTCGAGCAGCGGCTTCCAGCGGCCCCGGCCGGCGGCCTCATACCACTCGCGCTTGATCAGCGCCGGCCGGGGCGCGTCGTAGAGATCCAGCACGGCCATGGTGAGGCGCAGGCAGTCGGTGCCGCCATGGCGATCCGGATCCCCCCCCCACCGGTAGGGCAGCCCCAGATAGCGAATCCAGGGTGCGGCCTGGTTGGCGTGCGGCATGGCCATCAGGTGAGGAAGATCTGGCCGGTGTCGGGCACCTGCCCCACCAGCGCCTCGGTCAGCCTTCGGCGCGGCGCATCGCCGCGGAGCGCATCCAGGGGAGAGGTGAGGGTGACGGTGATGATCTCCCGCCGCTCGATCGGGCCCAGCCGCCATAGGTGCCGCGACAGCAGGCGCACGTCACTGCCGGCGGCAACATCGCAGAGGACGACATCGGCGCGGATCTTCCACTGGTTGGCACGGGCCTCGGCTAGCACGTTCAGGGCCAGCTGGTTGCGGTTCAGTGCCAGCCGGCCCTGGGAGCGGTCACCGCCGCGGGCACCGGCCGAGTCTGAAATCCGAAAGGCCTGAAACACGTGGGAGCGGCCGTCATAGGTGCGGGTCTGGCCGGTGAACAGGTTCTGCCAGGCATAGCCAGGCACCGGCACACCAGCGGCCTGGAAGCTGATGTAGGCGCAGATGGCGATCATCAGCGCATCCCCAGCGAGCGCTGAATGGAGGGGTTGTTGCGCATGCCGTCGTAGGCCGAATCCCGGCCGGCCTGGGCCGCCGCCGCCGAGGCCTCCCGCAGCTGCTCGATGGTGGCGTACTCCACGCCGTTGATGACCTGGCTTTCGACGCTGAGGCGGATTGGGGCGGATCGAGGCATGGCGGCCGCCGATCCGCCGGGGCTGCCGGTGCTGCCGGGGGCGCCACCGGGGCCAGCCTTGAGGAAGGGGATCCCACCAGCAAAGCCGGCCGCCTTGAACGGCACCCCAAGGCTGTCACCATCGGCCACGGCAGCCCCACCGCCTGGTGCCCGCTGGAACGGCACGCCAAGGGCCTGGGTGAGGGCACGGTTGGAGTAGACCCGGCCGCCGTCTTTGTTGAACCGCACGATCTCGGCGCCCTTTTCACCCACCAGGTAGTCGAGGCCGTACTTCATAGTTCCACCGCCGGCCAGGCCAGGGGTGAAGGCGCTGGAGAAATCTGGGATTCCGGTCAGGGCAGGGATGCCGAAGTCCAGGTTCATGGCACCGGAAAAGCCCCCAACACCACCAAGGAGCTTGCCCGCAATGGCGAAGGGGTTGGAGGCGAAGGGGTTGGAGGCGAAGTTCATCGCCGCGGCCTCGGTGCCGCCGTTGCCGGCCAGAACAGTGCCGGCTCTCATCAGCTCGATAGCCGCGGCCGTGAGATCGGTTCCAGCCTTTTGCAACGCCAGCGCTTCTACATCCACCCCGGTGACGGTCTTGAAGATCCCTTTCTGCAGCTCTGCCAGCAGGGGGTTCAGCAGGGCATCCATGGTGGCCTGCATCAGCCCCTGGCCGGCCTGCGCCAGAGCGCCCGACACCGCCTGCTTCACGTCACCACCGTTTAAGAGTGCCTGCATCGCGCCAGACAGGCTGCCGCTGATGCTGCCGCTCACCGCATCGCCAGCCGCCAGCCCCAGCTGGCCCTGGGAGGTCTTCATCACCTCGGCCGTCAAGAGGGCCTTGCGCTGCTCAAACTCGAACTGGGCCCGCTCCGCCAGCTGCTGCTCGGTGAGGTTTTCTGTCTCCAGCGACTGAGCATTACCGATCGTCTTCTGGTATTCCCCGAAGTCCTTAAGGGCCTGGGCAACTTCCCCTTGAACCCGAGTGTTGTCCTGCAGTGCCTGCTGCAATCCCTGCTCTTGGTTGGCGGTGCTGGTTACCGGACCGCCGCTCACGCCAGCTGCAGCACCTCCACCGCCCAGGTTGGTCGCCCGGATTGCCGACGCAGGCACTGCGGCAGCCGCTGGGCGTCCTCCCGCCGCCATGCCCGCACGGATTGCTGCACCTGGATTGAAGTTCAGCTGGCCCTGAGCGTTCCTCAGCTCGTAATGCAAGTGGCTGTTGTTTCCGTCTGGTGTCACCCTCGCAATGAGCTGACCAGCCGACACGCTCTGCCCCTGGGCAACCAGTGGATTCACATGGCCATAGGTGCCTTTGGACCCGTCCTGATACTTGATCACGACAGCACCGCCAGCCTTGCCAAACCCCTTGGCGTAGGCCTGCTCAATCACTCCATTCATCCGCGCCGCCACCGGATCGTTGGGATCCGTCCCCAGATCCTGCCCGGCATGCAACCGGCCGCGGCCGTAGCCCACCCCCTCGTTCCAGTTCGGGCCGCCTTTGGTTCCGGGCAAGATGTTGGCCGTCATCCCAGTCGGCGTTCCAGGCAGCGCCGGTACACTGCTGGCCCCCGCCACCTGCTGGCTCAGGGCATCCCGCTGCTTGCTTTGCCCCAGCCGGCCAAGATCGGCGACCAGCCGGGCTTTCTCGATCGCCAGAGCAACCTGCTGGCCTCGCAGCTGCAGCTCCTGAATCCGCACCTCGCTCTTCTCCCGCATCTGTTGCACCTCCAGCTGGCGGGCCTGCAGCTGGTGCTCCCGCTGCATCTGCTGCTCACGGGCGTCATAGAGGCGCTTCTGCACCTCGGCCGCCGTCTGCATTTCCGTCACGCCGGCCGCGGCCGCCGCAATCTGGGCCTCGATCACCGACGCCGTGCCGCCACCATTGCGGGCCCGGTCCTGGGCCGCCTGCACCTCCTCGAGCCGCTGCGCCGCTTGCACCTCGGCCTTGGCACGGGTGGCAGCCAGGTCGGCCCTGGCCTTCTCCAGCCGGCCCTGCTGATCCTGGAGCTTGAGCTGGCGGTTGATCTCTTCGGTTTGCGCTTCCAGCCTCTGCTTCTTCTCGTTCTGGATGTTGGTGGCCCGGGTGAGCTCGTTGGTGATCTTCTGCTCTGCGGCGCTGATCTGTGCCATCAGGGCCTGCTGCTCCCTGGTGTACTGCGCCGACTGGCCCTGAATGTCGAGCTGCTGCTCCTGCAGGCCCAGGCGCTGGGCCTCCAGGCCGTTGATGGTGCCCAGCTGCCCCTCGGCCTGGAAAGCCAGCTCCAGGGCTTTTCTGCTCCCGGCCACCTTGGCATTGTTCAAGGTCTGCTCCGCCGCCAGCTTGTTGAGCTGAGTGGTCATGGCCATCCATTCCGGGCTGCGGGGAGAGGTGTTACCCCTGGCTTTCAGAAATGCCTGGGTATCCGTTCGCACCCGCTCCCGCTCCGCTTCGGCCTCAGCCACCTGGATCTTGAGCTGCTCCTGCTGGATCTTGATCTGGGTCTGCTGGATCAGCATCTGCCGTTGCTGGAGCTCCCGCTCCGTCTGGAGGATCCCCCGCCGCTCGGCGATCGCTTCCTTCTCCTGCCGGAGCTTCACATCCGCCAGGCGAGTTTCGGCCGCGGCCTTGGCCTCGGGGGATGCCGCCACCTGCACCCCCAGCTCGTAGCTGCGGGCCAGCAGGGCGCGCCGGGCAGCCGCCACGGCGCTCATAGCCTCGGCCACCTCCCGCTGTTTGTTCATCAAGGTGAGGCCCTGCTCCAGGCTCTTGATCTCGTTCTGATAGGACTTCTGCTTGATGTCTGCCCATTCTTTGGAGATGGCCAGGGCTCGTGCCGATCCAACGCCGAGCCGTTGGTCTCTGGCCTCAATCCGATCCAGGGTTGCACCAGGCACCTGGAGGCTGCGCAGCTGCACCTCTTCCGTGAGGCCGCTCTGGAGCTTGTAGCGGTCCCGCATGTCGTTTTCGGCTGCCTGGATCTCCTCCTCGGACTTGCCGGTCAGCTTCATGTTTGCCCGCACGGCCGCCAGGTTTGTGTTGAGCACCATCGCCGCCCATTTCTGATTGAACGAATCGATGGCGCCGCTCACCTTGTCCAGGCCGGTGAACATTTGATCGAAGAAGCTCGACACCGCGGCGGTTTGCGTGTCGCCTCCCACGTTAAAAAGCGCCTTGATCGGGTTGATTACGGCTCCAATGGCCTCCGCCACTAGCCCCACCACGCGAGCGATCAGTTCACCTGTCCGCGCCACTGCGGTGAGGATTGGCATCAGGCCACCGCCCACCACGGCCGTGACCGTCCCGACCACATCCATGATGATCTGCCCGACCGAGGAGGCCGCCGCACCGATCGAGGTCAGGATCGACACCACCGGGCCGAAAAGCTTGAGCACCGGCCCCACCGCTTCCGCGATCGACTTGAAGAACCCGGTGAAGCTCTGCTGCAGGTTTTTGAAGGTGACCAGGATCGACTGCATCATCGTCGCCGTGTCCCGCTCCAGCGGTTGCCCGGCCTCAGAAGAGATCGCCTGGTTCACGTCGTCGAAGTTGCTCTTCACGTTGGCCAGCGAGAGAGCCAGGACTTTCTGCCCTTCGTAGAGCTTCTGCAGCTTCCCCATCAGGAAGTCGTAGTAGGTGCCCTGCGCTTGCTGCTGGCGCACGTCATCCCCGCTGATGCCCAGCTTCTTGGCCAGCATCGCGTCAGGCCCGATGTTGCCCATCATCAGGGCATTCACCTCACCCCGCAGCTGGTAGCCAGGCACGCCAAGAGTGTTCATGCCGGCGGCAATCCTGGTGGCCAACTTGGCGGCGTTCTCCGTGGTGCCTTTGGCGCCCAGGCTGCTGATGTTGCTCAGGACGATGTTGAACCCCTCGTAGATCTCCCCAGCTGTCGCGCCGGAGATGTTGGCCACCTCCTGCTGGATCCCCTTGTATTCCTTGAGGATGGCGCCGCGCACCATCTGCATCTGGCGGGCAGTGCCCTCCACCAACTTCCCGTCCGGACCGAGGATCGCGAACGACTGCGCCGCGAAAATCCCAGCCTCCGCCACTTGTTTGTTGAGCCGGCCGGCCTCTGCCGATAGCTGCTGCAACGGCCCCAGCACGGCGCTGATCGCCCCGGCCATCCCCCCGAAGATCGACTGGATGCCGGTGGCCGCCAGGCCCAGCTGGCCCAGCATCGGGATCGCCTTGCCGGCCATGCCCAGCAGGCCGCCCAAGGCGTCGCCAGCACCGCCAAAGCCACCAGCACCACCAGCGGCGCCGGCCGCCTGGCCCGCACCACGGAGCTGCTCCTGCAACGCCTTGAACGCTTCCCCATCGCCCTGGGCAGCGCCGCGCAGCCGCTCCAGGGTCTTGAGCAGCCCCTCGTAGCCACGCTGCGCCTCCGGCGATGGCGGCGGAATGTTGGGGGCAGGGATGTTCGTCCCCCGCCGCTCCATGTCGGCGATCACCTGCCGCATGCGCGCCAGGTCCCGCTCCAGCGGCTGCATGTCGCCGCGCAGGGTCAGCGTGGCTGTGCCAAGGCTGTACTCGCCGCCGCCGCCGCTCTGGGTCAAACCCTGTTCATTACTGCTTGGGGTCAGTCTGGGCCCGTGATGATCAGAACCCGCTGCGCTCCAGCTCCGCCAGGGCCAGCACCAGCACCCGCTGGGGCATCTGCCCGTTGCTGATCAGCCAGCGGATCACCTTGGCCGTCTCCTCAGTGATCCGGGCGTTCTTGCCAGGGGCCTCGGTGATCTTGAAGGGCAGGAAGGCGTCCTGGCCCCGGGCCTTGTTGCCTAGCCCTGGGAAGGCTGCGATTTCCACCATCTCCGCCAGCCGGGCCATGGTGGTGCTCATCTCGTTGGTGCGTTTCGCCTTCTCCTTCAGGGCCCAGTGATAGGCCTTCAGCACGGCATCCACCGGTTGAAACGGCAGCCGCTCGGCATGCCAGCGGGGGTCCTGGGTCAGGCCGCTGGTCAGCACCAGCTGGATCTCATCCCAGTCGGTTGGCGGTGTCTTGAGGTAGGCCTCTATGCGGTCGCGGTGCTCGCTGCGGGTGAGCTCTTCGGCGCTCGACGGGGCGTCTTCGCCGGTGCCGGAGGCTTTCCCGCTGCCAGCATCGCCGCTTTCTCTTCGAGCAGGAACTGCTGGATCTCGTTGATCAGATCGGTGGGCAGCTGAGCGGTGTCCTCCTCACCCCAGAGATCTGGCCCCAGCTTCACCCACTCCAGGCTTTCGGGGTCCATCCCCTCGCCGCGGCCGACCAGCACCCTGTGGACCTGGGCCTTCTTCTGATCACCCAGCAGGGTCTGGCTGGCGAGGAAGTTGTGCAGCCGGCCCTGATCGGCGGAAAGGAGGCCAAAGCTCTGCAGCGCGCCTTTGACGGAATCAGGATTGCCTGGATCCACCGCAGCGGTCATGTTCTGGATCAGCTTGTCCACCTCCTCCAGGGGCATCCCCGTCTCCTTGGCGATGCCATCGGCCAGCTGGTAGAAGGCGCCAACGCTGACGCAGCGCTCCCGATCGTGCTGCTCGAGGAGCTCCGCTTCCCCCTGGAGCACCTTGCCGTAGACCGCGAGGCGGAACTTCCCGCCGATGATCTTGTGACCGGTGCGGAACGACGCCAGTAGGCGGCTGCTGAAGGTCATGAAACGGGCCGAAGGGCTGCACGGATCTTGAACCCAACGTAGCGCTGGCCTTGATTCAGGACGGCCTCAGGGAGGGTCATCCAGAACTCATTACCGCCTGTTGGTGGGGTCACCAGTACCTCTGTATCACTGGTGCCGGCTTCGATCACCAGCATGCCCACCGACACCTCGCCGCCCGCGTCAGGGGCGCGGCAGTCGATCGCCACAACGTTCTGCATCGGGGTCAACAGCAGGCGGTGATGCACAGCTAGCGATCAGTAGTGCCTCAAGTCTGTGCTCCCCCCTGCCGGCGCGGATCATCCGGAGCCGCCGCGGCCTTGCTCACAGCCGCCAGGGCGATGTGGGCCACCTGTGTGGTGAGCTGCAGCACCTGGTCGTGCAGCTCTGGCAGGTTGGCCGTGGTGATGCCTTCGGGATCCTGGTAGGCCAGCAACTGAAGCCGGATCCGATCTTCTCTGGAGCAGACCTTGTCGGCAGCCAGCAGGCCCACCCGCAAGATGGTCGAGCGGAGCACGTCGAACTCGGCGCGCATAGTGGCCTCCCACTCGTCAGGGGGAGGGGAAGACCAGAGGGGAAGAACGGGCATGGGGAGCGTGCAAGGGGATGGGGTGGCCCAGGCGCAGGGCCCGGGCCGTGGTGAGGGTGCGGCTCAGAGCTTCATGAACAGCCAGCTGGCACAGCCCGGGGGATAGGTGCTGCACAGCTTTCCGGCGGAGAGCTTGCCGCGGCCGATGAGGCGCCAGCCGTCGCGTTCTGCTCCGATCGGCTTGGCAGCAGCCCACTTGTTGAGGGAGTGCGAATCGATGCCCAGCAGGTGAGCCAGCTCGGGGCCGGTGATCAGGTCGCCGGGATTGAAGCGCTGCTGGGGCATGGCCCAGGCCTGATCGTTGCGTGGGGGCTGCGGCGCGGGTGCCGGCGGGGCCGGTGGCCGGGGAGGGCATGCCACCGCACCAACAGGGATGCCGATAGGGGCTGGGGAGATCACCAGCTGGCCGTGCTCAGCAACGAACCATTCAAGGAAGTGTTTGGCGGCAGGGCGGGGGAAGCGCAGGGAACGGCAGCGTTTAGGTTGGGGGAGTGCCTCCTGCTCGGCTTCTGTCTGGGTGGTGTAGGCGTCGAGGATCTGGGTCAGCGGCTCAGAGAAGGCGGTGGCGCCGAGGACGTTGATGCCAGGGCCGCCGACCTGGTACTCCAGCAGCTCCCGCTGCTGCGGGGGCAGGGCCGCCGTGGCCGGGTTGGGATCGGCGGCGAGCTTGGGCGTGAAGCTCTCCAGGAACCAGCCGTCCATCATCACGGCGAACTTAGGGTGCAGCCACCGGGCCAGGTCCACCGCGATGCGGGGGTGGACCCAGGTGCCCCTGATTTCATTCAGCCCCGTGGTGATCGACTGGATCAGGAGGTCCCTGGGAATTCCCAGGGACGTCGAGAGGGCTTGCAAATACTGGGTTGTGCGGTCGAGGCGCCGGTAGTCGGAGAATTCCTTGCCGCAGGCCTTGCACATGGCCGTGGCGTTCACGTAGCCGTCGAGGGGCCGACGCAGGATGTCCACACCATTCCAGGTGCGGGATTCCATCCCCTTGGGGGTGAGGCTGCTGTTCATCAATGGCTCCCGCTCAAAGCGGGCGGATCTGTTGCCCAACGTCGCCGCCGGGTGCAGATACGGTACAACAGTTCGTCTTTTGTCAAGAGGTGGGGGGAGGGCCTCCGATGCCGGAGCCCGAGTGGCGACAGACGACACCACTCCCGGCGCCCAGCCTTGCGGGGAGGGCCGACCCTTCCCCCCAGTGCAAGAGTACGGGAGGCGGGGGCTGGGTTCAGAGGCGCCACCTAGGGTCCGCTGCAGGTCGCATCGGAAAGCTGCAGTGTGCTAGTCATGGCGGGCTTAGCTGTACCTATCCCCATGATTACTCGCCCCTGGAAAATACTCCTTGGAATAGTTTTGGGAATGGCAGGACTCGGCGTAATACTTATTGGGCTGATACTTTGGTTAGATCCAAGCACTCGAAGCGCAGGCACAAGCACTGATGCCACGGTTGGAGACACCCGCTACATGGGCGCCAGCAACTGCGACAAGGCAATCCAGGCTCAGTTGACCGATCCCGACAGTTATCAACGGATCGCCACTCAGATCGTGGATGCAAAGCCGGGACGCGGCTGGGTGGCACGGACATCGTTCCGTTCACGAAACGGCTTCGGCGGCTACAAGGAGGCAACGGCAGATTGCGTGTTTGATGGCAACTCCTACAGGGCCATCGTGATGCAATGAAAGGGGGCGCCCATTTTCGTGACGCCACGAAAAAGGGGCCCCGCAGGCCCCCGGTGTTGCTCCTGTTGCCCTGATCAGGATCAGGCGGTGCGGAAGGTGGTGGAGAAGCCCGCCAGCGGCCGGCGGATGCCGGCGGCATCGGCCACCAGGGATGCGTTGACCGCCTGGGTGATCGCCCCATCGCGCACCACCAGCCGGTAGATGGTCGCCGCGGCCAGGTCGGCCACCGGGTTGATCGTGACCACGTTGGCGGCCAGGGTGACCACCGCCGGGACGCGGACGCCACTGGAGGCCAGCTCGAGGCGGAAGCCGCTGCCATCGGCTGCGCCCAGGGCCAACTGGGTGAGGGCCGCCGTGCCGTCGGAGGTGTAGGTAACGGTTTGGTTGGCGGTGACCACGATGGCGGTGCCGTTGTCGACCGGAACCACGGCGTAACGGCGGACGCCGCTGGAGGGGGCAGTGGCGAGGATCACCGATTGGACAGCACCAGTGGTCAGAGGTGCCGCGCCGGCATCGAAGCGCCCGAAGATGGCCCGGCTGCGGCTCATGCCGTTGAACGTCACGTTGATCAGGTCTTCCGCCGCTGTCGTTTCCTTGTAGCCGCGCAAGCAGGCGTTGAACGCGGCGTAGTCGTAGATGAAGT